GTCAACGCAAAGCTCCCACTACCCCACAGTGGTCGCACACAGCAATTCGCCTGGCCAAACTGTTCAAAGAGTTTACCGGTCGCGCTCCAAAAGAACTGTTTAGTTCTAACCCTAAAGTGGCGCAAGCGGCAATGACAGTGCCAAGTACCAAACTGTTCATCAATCTGCCACAAGGTAAAGTTGACTTCACACTAGGCGCTCGTGCCTTTATGCGCAAAGGCAGCACATGGAATTGATTGGCTACTATTTGCTATTTGCATTTAGTACCTCAATTACTGCCTGCATTTTTTGGTTTTGGCCGCTGGTGCAACAAGCGCGTGCTAGCGAAATCTCAAATAGCTTTACCAAATATCCTAAAACCAGCACAGTAGTTTATGTGCTTGTAAGTGCGGCTGTGGCTCCACTGCTAATACTGCCAATGTTCAGCGAACGCATGGCAGAGCAGTTTTCCACAGGTCTTGCACGAGAAATCCTAAAACAAGATCAAGAAATTTAGTATTGAACTCACAGTCAAATCACAGTATAATAGTGGCTTAGATTGATACAAAAGGCAAACCACATGAAACTCGTAGAATTTAGTTACACAAAAGCTGATGGCACTGCTAGCAAGCGTGCAGTTATTGAAGTAGTGCAGCCCAGTACCCACTTTGAAGGCATTGATGTATCGCAAATGCCAGAAGATAACTTTGCAGAATTCACCCGCGAATATCGTGACTTGCTTGAGAGTCAATATAATGCTAAAATAGCTGTTATGCAAAAATATGATTTAAAGCATAACTATCGCCGGTTTATTCCAGAAAAAATGACCGACGTTACCACAGACCACATTTAAACACAAATAACAGAAAGCACATCATGGCAGCAACTTGGACAGACGAACTTAAGCAAGAAGTTATCGCAAAATACGAAGCCGCAGGCCCAACACCTGACAACTCAACTGAAATCATCAAAGACATTGCCGAAGAATTCGAGCAATCGCCTAATGGCGTTCGCATGGTACTGGTACAAGCCGGTGTTTATGTGAAAAAAGACCCAGCCGCAGGTAGTGCTAAAACCAAAACACCTGCAGCTGGTGACAAGCCAGCTCGTGTAAGCAAAGAGTCCGCTATTGCTGACTTGAAAGCAGCTATCGAAGATATGAACAAACCTGTTGACGAAGACATTCTCAGCAAGTTGACTGGCAAAGCAGCTGTATACTTCCTCAGTATCCTCAAGTAATCCAGGCGGCCTAGTGCCGCCTATTTTTGTTATGAAACAAAAGAAACAACCTAAACCACGAGTGGTAGTAGGCAATCATCTTACTGTTACCACTTGGCCTGACGGCAAGACCACTCTTGTGTGGGACGACGAAGCTTTGTTACAAGAAATACGCACAGCTATTGCAGTGCATGAAGCAAAACAAAAGTCAAAACATCAAGAAAAGTACGGTATAAAAACCAAAAGTAAATATTAATATGGCAACAAAGAAACGAAGCGAACTGGAAACCGAACTGATGACTCCGGCCAACATTAGCCGAGTTATCCGCCTACTAGAACCCACTGAAGAGGGCCAGAAGCCTATTACCAAAAAAGATGCTTGCCAGATTCTTGGCATGGCATACAACACTACCCGCTTGGGTACTATTATCGAGGACTTTAAGCGTTCTCAAGCTCGTGATGCACAACGTCGTGCTGAGCTACGCGGCAAGCCCGCTAGCCGGGAAGACGTAGTTTATATTATCTCAGAATACTTAAATGGTGAAACTGTTGATGCAATTTCAAAAATGACTTATCGCAGTGCAGGTTTCATTAAGCGTGTGCTAGAAGACAACGCAGTACCAATCCGAGTGCCTGGGTCAAGTTACTTTCGCCCAGAGCTGATTCCAGAAGGTGCAGTACGTGACCGCTTTCGTGTAGGCGAAGTTGTGTACAGTGCGCGTTATGACTCTACTGCACGTATTGAGTCTGAGCAGAAGTCCGATAAACACGGCTGGGTCTATCGTATCTGGCTGCTTAGCGACAAGTGGTTACAGAGTGCATACCAAGAAGCACACGAACTGGCATCACTAGAACATCTTCGTGAACTAGGAGTTCGTGTATGAGGTACTGGATGTACTGCGAGCCTGTAAACGAGAAATACAGTGAAGCAGTATGGCAAGTATGGTCTGATGCGGCCATACTTGCTGACTACTGGACTCACTGGTGTAACCTTATGCGCGTAGCAGGACGTGAGTCGCAGATCTCAGAAAACAACTGCATTACAGACTGGGCTACCACACATTGGGCAACCCCAGCAACACACGAAAACCTGCAAAGAATTATATCTGCGCCAAAAGGCTGATAAATATGGACGAGAATATACTCTACTCAAAAACAATCGAAGAAAACATGGACAAAGGTTTTCAAGTTCGATTAGCTGTTAACGATTTCAGAGACGTTACTTATATACAACTACGCAAATACTTCTTGTCGTATGAAGGGGAATTTGTACCTAGTCGTGAAGGTGTCTCGATTCCTGCAAGCACTGAAAATATCTATGCCTTACTAGACGGACTTTTTGAAATTTGCAGTGTAGCCGAGGGTCGTGAAATTATTGAACATTATAGTGAGAAACTGAAAAATGAGCAACCTTTGGTTTAATATTCGCTTTGGTAAACGTCACTGGCAACTCAGTCGTGATTGGGAGGTAACGTGGGAGATTAACCCTTATTGGGATCACGATCAACAAACTTATCAAATATCTCCCTGGTTTCAGGTTTACTGCGCTTTTGGACGGCATTTCTAAATTTATACTTGTTTCGTAGACCCTAAACTGTTATAATTGTTTTATGAACAAAATCACACAATATTTAGATTCGGCTTCAGCCGCTTATTATGCAGGCTCACCATTTATCACTGATGCACAGTTTGATGCATTGGCTGATAGCGTGGGTTACGGTGCTGTGGGGGCAAAACAAAATCTCAAAACCGAGCGACATTTGTACCAAATGTACTCACTACAAAAGTATTACGAAGATGAAGGCGTCCAACCTCTCCAAGGCATTCGAGGCATTGCTACAAGTGTTAAGTTGGATGGGGCAGCTCTTAGCCTACTTTATGTTGATGGTAATCTTGTTCGAGTTCTTACCCGTGGGGATGGTGTAGAAGGTCAGATTGTAACTGATAAATTCTTGGGCAACCCCATTGTTCCACAAAAAGTTCCCTTTTTAGGCGTGTACCAAGTTACTGGCGAGATTGTTGCTCCACTCAACATTGAAAATGCACGTAACTATGCAGCCGGTGCACTTAACTTAAAAGATGTAGCTGAATTTCAATCACGAGCACTAAGTTTCTTTGCTTATGGTGTTCAGCCTAGCCTATCGGACACATTCAACCAAGACCTAAATCTCTTACACGACTCAGGCTTTTCAGTAATCAATGAGCCGGACTTGGACAAAATATTTCCTTGTGACGGTGTAGTGTTCCGTGTTAACGATAACGAGCTGTTCTATGAGATGGGTTACACAGCCAAACATCCCAGAGGTGCATATGCTAAAAAAGAGCGTGCCGAACACGTTGAAACCACACTCACGGCAGTTGAATGGCAAGTTGGCAAGTCAGGCAAGGTTACTCCTGTGGGTATCCTGGAACCTGTACTTATTGGCGATGCTATGGTTAGTCGTGCTACCTTGAACAACCCAGGTTTTATTGAAATGCTGGATTTGCGAATTGGTGATCGTGTGGCCGTTATACGTGCCGGAGAAATTATTCCTTGCATACTACATAAAGTTGATGCTTGAGGAGTAAAAATTTACACTTGTCAAACCATACCTAATCCAGTATAATATAGTCTACAAAGTGATAAACAACATGAAGATCGAAATCCCAACAACCTGCCCCTGCTGTGATTATAAACTCGAATTGGTCAACGATCAATTGTTTTGTCGCAACACAGCTTGCGGAGCACAGCTGGGTAAAAAAGTTGAACACTTCTGCAAGACTCTGGGCATCAAAGGCATGGGGCCTCGGAGTGTTGAAAAGCTCAACCTACAAGACTTAACCGAGCTGTTCTACTTAGACCAAGATTCCGCAGCTGAAGCATTGGGCAGTGAGCGCACAGCCACAAAACTCTTAGACGAGATTGAGCGTGCCAAAGGTGCTGACTTGGCCACAGTGATTGCCAGCTTCAGTATCCCACTGGTTGGCAATACAGCATCACAAAAGATTTGCAGTGTTGTCGAGCACATTGACCAAATCACTTACGAAACTTGCAAACAAGCTGGCCTAGGCGACAAAGTCACAGAAAACTTAGTTGGCTGGCTACAAACAGATTTCCCTGACTTACGAGAGTTTTTGCCGTTCTCTTTTAAGTCCAACCGCAATTCCACATCAAATAGTAATAATAATTCCAAGACTGTTTGTATCACTGGAAAGTTATCTTCTTACAAAACTAAAGCAGAAGCCTACAAAGCACTAGAAGAGGCAGGCTACAATGTTACTGAATCAGTAACAAAAGCCACTGATATCCTAGTTGATGAAGAAGATAAAGCTAGTACAAAACGCAAAAAAGCCGAGTCTCTTGGCATCCAAATCATAACAAACCTAAATACTTTCTTGAAAGAAACCACAAATGACTGAAAAAACAACTAAAAACTGGTCTGACGAAGCTGTTGACCAATTGATGCAAATCGTTGGCAGCGAAAGCCCTGTTAGCGTTGATAGCGTTGAGCGTGCTGCTGAGCAGTTGGGTAAAACCACTCGCAGTATTGCCAGCAAACTGCGTCAACTAGATCGTGAAGTTGCTAGTCTTGCAAAAGAAAAAACAAGTGCATTTACTGCTGACGAAGGCGCTGATCTTGCCGATTTCGTTAACGCAAATGCTGGTAACCTAACCTACAAAGATATTGCTGAAAACTTTGCTGACGGCAAGTTCACTGCAAAGCAAATTCAAGGCAAGCTGTTGGCCCTTGAGTTGACTGGCTCAGTAAAGCCTGCTGAAAAAGTTGAAGTTGCTCGTACTTACACAGAAGCCGAAGAAGCTACTTTTGTTCGTATGGCTGACGCAGGTAGCTATATCGAAGAAATCGCTGCCAAACTCAACAAAACTGTTGCCTCAGTTCGTGGTAAGGCTTTGAGCCTGACACGTAAAGGCCAGATTGCTAAGATTCCTGCACAAAAAGAATCTCATGCTAAAGAGTCTGTTGACCAAGTAACTGCCTTGGGTGCTAGCATCCACACTATGACTGTTGCAGAAATTGCTGCTAAAGTTGACAAAACAGAGCGTGGCCTGCGTACCCTGTTGACTCGTCGTGGTATCAAAGTTGCTGACTATGACGGCGCAGCTAAAAAAGCCAAAGCAGAAGCCAAAGCCGCTGCTTAATTTGGTTTAAATCAGTAGCCCGGGAGTTCCATAAAGCTCCCGGGCTTTTTCTGTTTAGGAGGTCAAGAGTATGCGTGTTACAATTACATACCATGACAACGAGTCGTTTACGATGGAAGAAGTCGTCAAACAGGCTATGCACAATTATGGAAAAGCCGCACAAGTAGAAATCTCACCAGAATCTACAATGGCTTACGACCACATTTATTTTGGCCTACAGCAGTTGATAACTCATGAACAACTGAGTTTGCTGTATGATAGTGGCGTAACTTATCAACAAGATTTAAAAAAGCTGCGAGAGCAAGTTATGTACAAAGTAACTGAAATCGTAGATCAAGTTATTATTGACAATGAAGCGAAAGTAGGGTAACTTTGGATACTAGTGCAGTAGTCTTAAACAAATTATTAACTGAGCGTAACCTAGATATTTGGGCTAAACTCAAGTTGGTATTTTTAGACCCTGCGTATTCTTCCTTGTACAGCGTAGTAAACAAATACTACGAAAAGTACAGCGCAATTCCGTCTTTTGACGATCTTGAGCTAACCTTAAGGGAGGGTCCGGCGTCTAAAACACTGGCAACTCTCCGGTTAACCGAGGTACCAGACGTTTCCGCAGAAGTAGCCCTGGACGCATTAATCGACCAGTATACTCAAAACGAAACGGTAAAATTACTAGATAAATTCGTAGACAAGTTACCACTCTACGATACAAATGAAATAAAAGAAAACTTAGCTTCAATTGCATTAACAATTGAAGAAAAGACCCACACATCAGAAAAAGTGTTTACAATGGCTGACATGATGATGTTCAGCCACCCAGAAGATTTGGAAAAAGAACGTGTTTATCTTGGCCTTAATAACGGTTTTGACAGTGTGCTTGGTGGCGTGGCTCGCCAAGAACTCATACTCATTGGAGGTAAACGGGGATCTGGCAAATCTATTGCTAGTAGCAATCTTTTTGTTAATCAATATGAGTCTGGTAACAGTAGTATTTACTTTAGTATTGAGATGACTGCTAAAGAGACCATGGAACGTAATCTTAGTATCCTGGCAAATGTAAACCTACAAAACTTAAAACAACACAAACTAACAGATGACGAACTGCTACGAGTAGTTCGAGCCCGAGCAGAAATGTTTGAGAATAGCGGTGACTTAGTCTCGGAGTTTTTACGTCACCGCGACCGCTACAAGTTTGAAGAAAACTTAGTACGAAACTGTGTGCTAAAAGCAGATAATCAAATGATTATTGTTGATGATCGTGACTTGACCCTAAGCAGCATCGACTTGCATATCGGCAAAGCTAAAGCCAAGTTTGGCGATAAACTAAAACTGGTAGTAGTTGACTACTTAAATCAAATTCAGATTGAAGGCACAGATATCTATGATTGGAAACCTCAAATTGAAGTGTCCAAGAAACTCAAAAACCTTGCCCGTAAGTACGAGATCGTTATGGTTAGTCCATATCAAATCGACGCTAACGGAGAAGCACGTTTTGCCAAAGGTATTTTGGATGCCGCAGATATCGCACTTACAATGGAAGCTCATGATAAAGAAACCAGTGCAATTTCTTTTCAAACCACTAAAATCCGAGGCGGTAAAGAAATGGCGTTTACGTGCCCAATTGACTGGGACTCACTACGCATTTCGCCACAGAGTGTGGATCGCCCAGCAGCTAAAGAACCAGTTAAAAAAGTAAAGAAAGGTCAAGAGGAAGTGGTGCCGGTATCAGATAGCGGTGCAGACTTACCTTGGAATGCATAATGAGTGACCCAGTCTTAGAACTTATCCAGAAAAACGACCTGAAGTTCTCTGTTTCAGGTCGTGACTATCTTATCAAATGCCTAAACCCAGATCATAGTGACTCAAACCCCAGCTTTCGTGTTGACAAAGTTTCTGGCGTAGCACATTGCTTTGCTTGTGGCTTTAAAACCAATCTTTTTAAGTATTATGGAGTTTTTACAAACCCAGTACCCATCAAGATTATGGCACTTAAAGAAAAGCTGGAAGTACTAAAACGATTTGGTCAAGAACTAGAATTGCCTAGTGGCTACACACCTTGGACCAAAGTGTTTCGTGGCGTTAGTGCACAAACACTCAAGCATTTTGAGGCTTTTTATACAAATCAAGTTGAAAAGCTACAAGACCGTATTGTGTTTCCAATCAAAGACATTACTGGTAAAAATATTGTGTTTGTGGCACGACATACAATGTCACAAGGCAATCCCAGGTATGTTAACTATCCTGTAGGTGTTAAGATGCCACTATTTCCCAGCCACTTGCCAAGTGGTTATAGTTCAATGGTAATTGTAGAAGGCATGTTTGACATGCTTAACTTATATGACAAAGGTTGTGAAAATGTTGTCTGCGCGTTTGGCACCAATACCCTACAAAACGAAACGAAATCGAAGTTACTTCCATTTAAGGCTCAAGGTATTACGCACGTATATCTACTATTCGATGGTGACGAAGCGGGTCGCAAGGCCGCCCAATTACTCAAGCCTATTATCGAAGCTGAAGGTTTTATTACGGAAGTAGTAGACCTACCAGATGGTGTAGACCCTGGCGATTTAGATAGTGAGAATGTACGAAGCATTGCAGAGTACATTAATAAATAAACTTGAAATGTTAGCTCAGATACGCTATAATAAAGTATCACAAGGAATAATAAATGAAAATTGCAGTTATTGACAAAGCACCCAACCGTACTCGTTATTCAGACTACTTTGAGTTTGAGTATGACCAGTACCACATGAGTTCGGTGCCAATTACCAAATTGCTGAAAAAAGATGTAGACTTGGTAGTAGACTTGGAGCCATACGACTTCGTAGTCTTAGTCGGCGCAGAAGCTGCCAAAGAATACGCCAAGATTACCTCGGTAACCAACATGGCTGGACAGCTTGTCAACGACAAGTTTATTGCTATCTCAAATCCAGCAATGCTGAGCTTCAAGCCTGAAGGCAAACCTGACTTTCAGCGTGCTGTGGATCGTATTCACAAGTACGTAAAAGGTCAACTAAAGCCTAGTGTACAAGGTGATTTTAAGGGTATTGACAGCACTGATGAAGCCAAAGAATTTTTGCGAGAAGTAATGGACAATGCCCGAGGTTATGTTGCCTGGGACACGGAAACAACTTGTCTTTATCCACGAGACGGTTACGTACTTGGTTTGTCACTAAGCTACAAAACCAAGCATGGTCGTTATATCTTAACAGACTGCCTAGACGACGAGTGCATGGACTTGTTGCAAAAGATTGCTAATGAATACACAACAGTGTTTCACAACATGAAGTTTGACTACAAGATGATTGAGTATCACCTTGGCATTAGTTTTCCTCGTAGTCGTGTACACGACACAATGGTCATGCACTATGTGTTAGATGAAACTGATTCACATGGTTTGAAGCCATTGGCCTTAAAATACACCGATTACGGCGACTATGATAGTGAACTTGATGACTTTAAAAAGGCATACTGTGCAGCCAATGGTTTGCTGCAAGATGACTTTACCTATGACCTTATCCCATTCGACACTATTAGCCGTTACGCTTCGATTGACACAGCCGTTACATACGAACTTTTCCACAAGTTTTGGCCCATTGTACAAGCCAACGACAAACTGCGTAAAGTTTATTCGGAAATATTGATTCCTGGTACACTGTTCTTGATGGACATGGAAGAAGTTGGTATTCCTATGAGCACAGAACGCATGGCTGCTGCTAGTAAATACCTTGATGCTGAAATTGAGGCTGCCAAGCAGGTTGTGTACTCGTTTGATGCAGTAAAACAATACGAGCGTGACAGTGGCAAAATCTTTAATCCCAACAGTGTTATGCAGCTGCGTGTTGTGCTTTTTGACTACTTGGGTCTTAACCCGACTGGCAAGAAAACAGCTACTGGTGCAGTCTCAACTGACGCAGAAGTACTTGGCGAACTATCAGATGAACATCCACTACCAGCAGCTATCTTAAAGGTTCGTCAGCTTGGCAAGATTCAAAACACCTATATTCAAAAGATTCTACCAGAAATTGACCGTGATGGTCGCATACGTACAAATTTTAATCTTATATTTACTACTAGCGGTAGGCTTAGTAGTTCTGGGAAGTTCAACGCTCAGCAAATACCTCGCGACGATCCTATTATCAAAGGTTGCATCCAGGCTCCAGCAGGCTACAAGATTGTATCGCAAGACTTGACCACAGCTGAAATGTACTATGCGGCTGTGCTAAGCGGTGACAAGAACCTGCAAGAAGTTTTTAGTTCAGGCGGCGACTTTCACTCAACAATTGCTAAAATGGTGTTCTCATTGCCATGTGCGGTTGAAGACGTTAAAAAGCTGTTTGGAAGTATGCGTCAATCGGCTAAAGCTATCTCTTTTGGTATTTTGTACGGTTCAGGTGCTAACAAAGTATCGCAGACTGTGTCAAAAGCCACTGGTGAGGTTTACCCTGTTGAGCAGGCTCGTGACGATATTAAACAATACTTTACAAAATTCAACAAGCTAAAAAAGTGGCTTGAAGATCGCAAAAACTTTATTCAAACAAATGGTTATACATACTCATTCTTTGGCAGGAAACGCAGACTACCTAATGTGTTTAGCGCAGATAAAGGTATCGCAGCTCACGAAGTCCGTAGCGGAATCAACGCTGAAGTACAGTCACTTGCCAGTGATGTTAACTTACTTGGCGCTATGCGAACAGCACAAGAAGTTAAAGAGAAACAGCTAGATGCTAAAATCTTTATGCTGGTTCATGACTCGATTGTTGCGCTTGTAAAAGACGAAGATGTGGTGGAATACTGCGAGATCCTAAAGCGTAACACTCAACACCAGTGGGGCTGTGAAATCCCAAACACCCCAATTGGTGTAGATCAAGATATTGGCGAGGATTATAGTTTTGGACACTTTACAGAAACATACGAAATTATCGGAGATACACTGGCCCGTGTTCAGGCTAGGTGAGCATGAACCCAGACAAGAGTCTGGGGTTGTGTACTACTACACGCACTATGTTGATGAGCTGAATTCTGAAACAGCAACTGTGCGCGTAGTAGACGACGCCAGCATACCTGGAACTACTTTGGGTATGCGCAGGCTGCGTTTAAAAGCTGACCCTAAGGTAACGCTATTTCCAGTTCGCACCGCTATCTACTTTTTAGCAGACTTGGTAAAATTAGCCAAGTCTACTACTTGGTTTATTGATAATAGTGGCAGAGTATTTCACTATGAAAAAACCACACGCGCCAAACTGACTACACGCAAGATCAAACAAGTTTTACCTGCGGCAGGGCTAGGGTGTGTGTTTGAATTGCAAGGTCTGTCTAGCCGCTTCAAAGCCATGCAGCGGCCTGGTGAAAATCAACACTATGCCAGAGTATTGCAATTAGGCATGGCACATATTTTTTATGGTTTTTGTGACGCACACAAGCCCGATAGTTGGAGAATGGTCTAGTGCCTAAAGCAATTATATCAAATCGTATTTACATGGATAACCCTGGTGTTGAGCATACCAAAAAGGTTATCAGTGAGCTTACATACAAAATCAAAAAAGACACTGGGTCAAAGAAATTTGCTACAGTTGAAACTATCAAAAACTACAAAGTACTGCCCAAAGGCATCTTGAGCATCCCACAAGGCCGTCTAGACTTGGTTCCAGACGACTACGAGGTCATTGACAAACGCATAGTAGACCATATACCTTTTCCTGACCCTAAGTTTGAACTAAGACCAGAGCAGCAGGTAGTATATGACCCAATCGACGATACTTGTTTCATCAACGCACTGGTTGGATGGGGTAAAACATTTACAGCACTACACCTTGCACACAAGTTTGGTCAAAAGACCCTTGTTATCACACACACGGCTGCTCTCAGAGATCAGTGGTGTGAAGAAATCGAAGTGCTGTTTGGACACAAACCTGGAGTAATCGGCGGAGGACAGATAGACTATGAAGACCACTTTATCACAGTTGCCAACATACAGACCCTTGCTAAAATTGCTGGTGATTTATCTAAGGAGTTTGGGTGTATTATCCTTGATGAGGCCCACCACTGTCCTGCCACTACGTTTGCACAAACAGTGGACGCTTTTCACGCACGATACCGTATTGCGCTGTCAGGTACAATGATTCGCAAAGACGGTAAACATATTCTGTTCCGTGACTACTTTGGGCCGGTTGTTTATAAACCACCGCAGTCTAACACACTAACACCCACAGTGCACATTGTTAAATCTGGGATTACGCTAAAACCAGGCGTTCCTTGGGTTGAAAAAGTCACGGAATTGCTAGAGTCAGAAAAGTACAGGCAGTTTATTGCAACTATTGCATTAATGCATATGCAAGAAGGTCACTCGGTATTGGTTATTGCTGATCGAGTGGAGTTTTTACACAAAGTGAAAGAATACATTGGCGAAGATTGCGCGGTTGTTACAGGCGACACAGAATACGAAGACAGACAACACATCAAGCAACAAGTACTTGATGGAACCAAAAAAGCCATTTGTGGGAGCCGGCAAATCTTTTCAGAAGGCATATCTATTAACACGCTCAGCTGTGTTATCCTTGCAGCCCCAATGAGCAACGACAGTTTGCTAGAACAAATTGTGGGTCGTGTACAGCGATTACACGAAGGCAAGTTAGATCCCCTAGTTGTAGATATTAACTTTGCTGGTTACGCAGATAAAAAACAAAACAACGATAGGCTGGCGCTCTACTTACGTAAAGGCTGGCAGGTAATAACAGCATGATAAAATTTACACTTGCAGCAGTGTGGTCTTTATGCTATAATATAGTCTAAGTTAATCATTATGGCACTCTTTTTTAACCTGGATTTATTAGAAACAGAAACAAATTGCGACCCTAAATTGATGTTAAGTATGCTGGAAAGGCACTTTAGCAAAAAGCTTATACCGAAAAACCACCACGAACTAAATAGTTTTAAAAACTTGTCGGGTCACAGCTTCTTGTTAAATGCCCAACCTCTTTTCTCCGAAACTTGCGATATTGCACACAAAGCGCAATACATTAGACTTGCAGGAAGGCGTGACTATAGCTTATACAAACTTTACCGAGTAGTTTACCTAGACTTGAGTTATTTCAAAGACATTGACTTAGATGCCTTAAAACACAATCCGCTGCTCACAATCACAGACAACAAAATTTACTTTAAATACGAAAACAACTAACATGGCAATCTCATTTAAAAATACCAAAGGCAAAGCAATCTCAAACAAAGTTGAGGCTTATGAATACAAAGACGGTGAAAACACAGTTAGACTAGTGGGCGGAGTTCTGCCACGCTACGTCTACTGGCTCAAAGGGGCTAACAACAAAGACATTCCAGTTGAGTGCTTGGCTTTCTCTCGTGACAAAGAAAAATTCGACAACATCGAAAAAGATCACGTTCCCTCCTTCTACCCAGACTTGAAGTGCTCGTGGTCGTATACAGTTAACTGTATTGACCCTAAGGACGGCAAAGTCAAGGCGCTTAACTTGAAAAAGAAACTGTTTGAACAAATTGTTTCAGCGGCCGAAGATTTGGGTGATCCTACCGATTTCGATACAGGTTGGGATGTAGTTTTCAAGCGTACCAAAACAGGACCACTGGCTTTTAATATCAGCTACGACTTGAGTGTATTGCGTTGCAAACCACGTCCACTAACCGATGCCGAGCGTGAAGCCGCAACAGCAGCTAAATCAATTGATGAAAAGTACCCTCGCCCAACAGAAGCCGAAGTACTAGCCCTATTGGAAAAAGTAGCATCTAACTCCGACGAAGGTGATGAGGCTGACACAGCAGCATCCGAAGCAGTCAAAGAACTAGGTTGATAATATATAGCCCGCAATCCTAAAAAGCTTGCGGGCTATTTTGTCTGATAAAACAATGAAAATACTATTTACAGCAGACGTACACATCAAACTAGGTCAAAAGAATGTTCCAGTGGAGTGGTCACGTAATCGCTTCCGCTTATTCTGCGAACAGTTTAGTGAAATGCAACATAGTGCAGACCTGGTAATTGTAGGCGGTGATGTGTTTGACCGATTGCCTACCATGGACGAAGTTGAGTTATACTTTGACTTTGTAGAAAGCTTTCACAAGCCTACACTAATCTACCCTGGCAATCATGAGATGTTGAAAAAAGACTCAACGTTTCTAACCAATCTTAAAAAGTCCACGCACCGCTTAAATCCACTAGTAAGCATGCTTGATGATTACTATGAAAATGTAGGATTTGACTTAGACATTATTCCTTACAATAAGCTCAAAGACTACGAAAAACATGGTCGTGATTTTGGTGGTCGTATCTTATGCACACACGTTCGTGGCGAGATTCCTCCACACGTAAAGCCCGAAGTCGATCTAGACTTATTTAACCGTTGGCAAGTTGTGCTAGCTGGTGACCTACACAGTTATGAAAACTCTCAAAGAAATATTCTTTACCCTGGTAGCCCTTATACTACTAGCTTTCATCGTTCCAGGGTTGATACCGGTGCTATTTTGCTTGATGCTGATAGCTTGGAACATACGTGGCTTAAATTCAACTTGCCGCAACTTATCAAGCGAACAATCGCCGCTGACGAGACGCCAGTGGCTACGGACTTTGATCACACCGTTTACGAAGTCCAAGGTGATATGCAAGAACTCGGAGAACTAGCCGATTCAGAGCTAATCGCTACCAAAGTGCTAAAACGTGATACAGACTCCGCCCTGATGCTTGATGCAGAGATGACCCTAAATCAGGAAGTTCGAGAGTATGTAACCTATATTCTAGAATTACCCGAAACCACAGTAGACAAAGTTCTACAGGAGATGCAAAATCATGCAGAAAAATTCACATAAATCAGCGCAAGTATGGTCACAAACAAACTGCCCAGCCTGTACTGAGGCAAAGCGACTACTAGACTTGCATGGCGTACGGATTGAAGAACGTATGCTTGGTATTAACGGGTATACTAAAAAAGATTTAATTGAACTAGTTCCAGACGCTCGCAGCGTACCTCAAATCTTTTTAGATGGTGTGTATGTTGGCGGGTTGCAGGAGCTAAAAAGAAAACTAGCAAATGATAACAATAAAAACACTAGCATGGTCTAACGCATTCAGCTATGGTGAGGGCAACAAGATTGATTTTGTTGCTGCACCACTTACACAGCTTGTAGGAAAAAATGGTCACGGCAAGAGTTCTATTGCCCTAGTGCTTGAAGAAGTACTGTTCAATAAAAATTCCAAAGGCATTAAAAAGGCCGATATTCTTAACCGGTATGTAAAAGACAAGCACTATGCAATCGAACTAGTGTTTGACCGAGATGGTACAGAGTACAAGATCGAAACACGTCGTGGCACTACTCAAACGGTTAAGTTGTACAAAAATGGTGTGGACATTAGTGCACATACTTCCACAGCCACTTATAAAATTGTTGAAGAAGTAATCGGCATTGACCATAAAACTTTTAGTCAAATTGTTTATCAGAGTAATGCATCAAGCCTAGAGTTTTTAACTGCTGCAGATACTGCGCGTAAAAAGTTCCTTATTGAAATCCTAAACTTGGGTCGTTACACTCAAGCACAAGAAGTCTTCAAAGAAGTAGCACAAGAGTTAAGCAAAGACATTGCCTCAACGCAATCACAGGTAAACACAGTTGTTGCCTGGCTAGACAAATACTCTAAGGTTGACTTAACCCCAAAACAGCCAGTAGAGGTACCCAACTTAGACTCACAAGTATTGCAAGAAGCAGCTAAACTAGAAGTAGCTATTCAGGGTGTAGAATCTACCAACAAAAAGATTGCACAAAACAATACCTACAAACAATTACAGTCTAAGATTACAATCTTACCACTGCCAGAAAAACCAGAAGAAGACGTAAGCACAAAACAAACGATTGTATCACAGCTTAATACCACATCAATTGAGCTGCAAAAAACAGTAAAAGATGTTGAGGCGTTTGTCCAAAAAATGAACAAACTACAAGGTAATTGCCCTACTTGTTTACAGTCCATAGACGTTAACAAGATTGCCGAACTTGTAAGTGAGCAAGCTGCAATAAAGCAAGCCGCCTTAGAAAAATTGGACAAAGCCACACAGTCTCGCAAAGATATCACACAAGACTTAAATGCACACGCACAGAAAGTCTTAGCTTGGCAACAAGCACAGCAAAGTCAAGCGGACTGGGAAAAGTATCACTTACTTATTGACACAGAACTGCCAGATGTTGTGCTAGATAAAGCTACACTACAATCTGATCTTGCTGGACTACAGTACAGTATTGAAACTACTCGTACTCGTATACAAGCTGCTGAAAAAACCAATCAAGCAGTAAGTGCACATAATTCTAAAGTTGACACTATTAGTAAGCAACTGGCAGAAATGTCCGAGGAGTTAGAAACTTATAGTGGTCGACTGCACGAGTTATCAGAGCGTATGAGCATTGTTAACGTGCTCAATAAAACTTTTTCAACAACTGGACTGGTAGCATACAAAATAGAGTGCTTGGTCAAAGACTTGGAAGAAATCACAAACAGCTACCTTGTAGACTTAAGTGATGGTAGATTCCAGATTAGTTTTAAAATTTCAGCTAGTGATAAACTCAATGTAGTTATCACTGACAATGGTCGTGATATTGAAATGCTGGCATTGAGTGGAGGTGAGCGGGCACGTGTAAACGTAGCCACCCTACTTGCAATTCGCAAGCTAATGCAGACCCTAAGTAGTTCCAGGATCAACTTGCTGATCTTAGACGAGACTGTTGAAGCACTTGATGTAGACGGCAAAGAAAAATTAGTGGAAGTCCTCCTAGGGGAAGAACACTTGAATACCTTTTTAGTATCACACGGATTTAGTCATCCACTGCTAGAAAAGGTCAACGTTGTAAAACGCAACAACATATCCCAAATAGAGGTATAACATGATTAAAATCGAAGAAATCAAGGCCATCAAAGCCACCATAGTACGCGATGGCGTGCGCCAACCACTACTATTACACTCACATATTTCTGACGCTGAACTGGCCACAGTTGAAGCTGAGTCAGGAACCATTACATACTCTGTTGATGAGCGTGAGGTAAAAACAGTCACTTTTCAGGCTAAACCAGCCCCCGTTGCACCAGCAGCTAAACCAGCCAAACCAGCAATTGTTAAGCCAGCCGCCAAGACTGCCCAGCCAACACCTGAACCTACAAGTGCGGAAACGCCGACTGAGTAATGGTAGTAGACGCTAGAGCAAAAGGTGCACGTACAGAAACCACAGTACGTGATCTTTTGCGTAAACACACCGGCTTAGGGTGGGAACGAATACCTGGGTCAGGAGCACTTGATGCCAAGCACTTGCTCAAAGGCGATCTTTACGTGCCTGGCAGAACCAACCTGTGGTGCGTAGAAGTCAAAGGCTATGCAGAAGATCACCTGACCTCACACCTATTGACTTCAAAAAGTCCGCAGCTTGTAGAATTCTGGGAACAAAGTGTCAGGCAAGGCAAGCAGGTAGAGAAGAAACCACTGTTAATCTTTAAGTTTGACCGATCAAAAGTTTTTGTGGCTTTTGACGAAATGCCTAATTCGCAAGACTACCGCTGTGTTTACTATAATCATGAAACTCACGAATTTTATGTTGCTCTACTAGAAGACTGGTTAAAGTATGAGCAACCACAATTTGTCACTTGACTTGGCGGGTTATCAAGTGTATAATATACACTTAACCACAAAAATACACAATGAGTAAAACATTCAAACAAGCCACTGAATCAACAGCAACACTGCTTGTTGTTGATGCACTAAACCTTGCTTTTCGTTACAAGCATTCAGGAGCCACTGATTTTGCTGAAGACTACCTGCGCACAGTAAATAGTCTAAAGAAATCTTACAAAGCCTCACACGTTATTATTGCATGTGACCAAGGCTCAAGCAGCTATCGCAAAGCACTAAGCCCAGAATACAAGCAAAACCGCAAAGACAAGTTTGCAGAACAAACAGACGCTGAAAAAGCTGCGTTTGAACTGTTCTTTGAAGAATTCACCAAAACGCTTGAGCACATTGCTGAAAATACCGACTATCCTGTGCTGCGCTTTCAAGGCGTTGAGGCTGACGATATTGCAGCATACATTGTTAGTAAAAAGTCCAGCTTGCCTTTTGATGACATTTGGCTGATCTCCAGCGACCGTGACTGGGACTTGTTAGTTACCGAAGGCGTTAGCCGATTTAGCTATGTAACCCGCAAAGAAGTAACCATCAACAACTGGAATGACCACTATGAATTTAGCCCTGAAGATTACATTAGCGTTAAGTGCCTTATGGGTGATACTGGCGACAACGTTCTTGGTGTGCCTGGTATTGGGCCTAAACGAGCTGTTGCCTTGGTTAGTGAATATGGCAGCTGTTACGACATTGCTGCAAACATTCCACTTAGCGGTAAGTACAAGTACATTCAAGAGTTGAACAAGTGCCGCGACTTGTTACTACTCAACTATCAACTAATGGACTTAGTTACTTATTGTAGCGAAGCTATTGGTGAAGCTAATATTATAACCATTGATCAAACCCTAGAACTTTACACAAAATGAACAGCACACTTATAAGCAGCGGTAGTATTACTGCCTCATACGATCCTAATACTATGACATACCGCAACAATCCCAAGATTCAGTGCCAAGTACAGCCTGATGCAATTCTTCCACAGCGGGCACACCGCACAGATGCAGGTGCAGACCTTTTTGCGTGGTTTCCAGAAGGTGCAGCACGTTGGATTGAAATCTATCCTGGAGAACAAAAACTTGTTGATACGGGTATAGCGGTAAAAATTCCAGAAGGCTTTGTGGGCCTTATTTACAATCGCAGCTCGCAAGGCAAAAAAGGCATTACAATCCCACATTCAGTTGGAGTCATTGATTCAGATTATCGTGGAAATTTAAAAGTTTTGCTAAAAAATATTTCCGATGACCCCTATAAAATCGACGCTGGGGACAGAATTGCCCAGCTAGTAATCCAACCAGTTCAAATTGTGGACTTTGTGGATTCTTGGAATGACACACAACGTGGTACTGGCGGATTTGGCAGTACTGGACAATAAAATAGGAATATTATGAAAAATTTCGCATTACTAGTACTAGTAACAGTACTAACAGCATGTGGTGGTAATACTGAGCCACCAGTCATACCAAAAGTAGTAACACTATCAGACCAAACTGTTGCAACACTACCAACACCTTTTGTAGCGGGTCCAGCAGGAACTGTTACTGTTCCATCAGTGCCTGTGGTAGGCCCAGGCCCAGCAGCACAACTACCGTTTGTAGTTGGCCCTGTTAAAGGACCAGAAGTTACCGTAATCCCAAATGTAGTGGTAGGACCAAGTCTGGTAGTTCAACCTACAATTAATTACTGCACAGACGGATTTGTGGTTGGGCCTTGTGTAAAACTATCAAATACCTGCACACCAGACGCTAGCGGGTTTGTAATCGGCCCTTGCAGCCAATAAAGAAAGAATAAATGAACTCTCCATCAACACGCGCGCAAGTAATCACACGTCGTACCTATAATCGCCCTACCTCAGACGACGGAAAAGAATTTGAAACATGGCAAGAAACAGTTGCTCGCGTTATTGACCATCAAGAGTGGTTGTGGACACGAGCAGTAGATCGCGAACTCAATGATGTTGAGTACGCAGAATTATACGATCTTGAGCAATTGATGCTTGATCGTAAAGTATTAATGAGTGGCCGTACGCTGTGGTTGGGTGGTACTAACGTAGCTAAAACACGTGAAGCCTCTCAGTTCAATTGCAGCTTTACACACGTTGAAACAATCTATGACGTAGTTGACGTCTTATGGCTGCTATTACAGGGCTGTGGCGTTGGATTCAAGCCAATTGTTGGTACACTCAACGGATTCTCAAAGCCAATTAAAAATATTCGTGTAGTACGTAGTACACGCACATCTAAGGGCGGTAATGAAGAGAATGTGGAATACTGGGCATCTGATACCAAAACTTGGACTATTCAAGTCGGAGACAGTGCAGAAGCTTGGGCAAAGTCTGTTGGCAAGTTGCTTGCGGGTAAGTACCCTGCTGATACTTTGGTTCTTGATTTTAGTCAACTACGACCTGCTGGTGAAAGGCTAAAAGGATATGGTTGGATTTCGTCGGGTGATGCTGCTATCAGTACTGCTTATACCGCTATTGCCAATATACTTAATGGTCGCGCTGATAGTCTGCTTACTCGCATGGATATCCTTGATATTGTTAATCATCTTGGCACCATTCTTAGTAGTCGCAGAAGTGCTGAAATCGCACTATTCGATTATGATCAACCTGAATGGGAAGAATTCGCCGTAGCCAAAAAAGATTGGTGGTTGCACAATAATCAGCACCGCACACAGTCAAATAACAGCTTAGTATTTAAAAAGAAGCCGCTAAAATCAGACTTGGAGCGTATCTTTGGCATGATGATTGAAGCTGGTGGAAGTGAACCTGGATTTATCAATGAAGTCGAAGCCCTCAGACGCGCTCCGTGGTTTAAGGGAGCCAATCCATGCGTTGAAATCTTACTCGGTAATAAGGCTTTCTGTAATCTTACCGAAACTGATATTGCAAAGTTCAAAGGCGACACTGCCGGTTTGCACAACGCTGTACGACTGGCAGCTCGTGCCAACTACCGACAAACCTGTGTTAATCTTCAGGACGGCATTCTTCAGGAATCTTGGCATCTTAACAACTATTTCCTACGACTATGCGGAGTAGGTTTAACTGGTATTGCAATGCGTCCAGACATGGGCAGCTATGACTACGAATACTTAAAGCGTACTGCTACATCAGCTGCTGTTGGTATGAGTTTGGAACTGGGATTGCCAGCACCTAAAAACGTAACTTGCATTAAGCCGTCAGGCACACTATCCAAAATCATGGATACCACAGAAGGCGTACACAAACCACTAGGAAAGTATATTTTTAACAATGTACAATTTAGCAAGCATGACCCGGTGGTTGAAAAGCTACGTCAAGCGAATTACCGTGTTATTAATCATCCTGTTGATGATTCTGGAGTTCTTGTTACGTTTCCAGTAATGTGGGACGGCGTTCCTTTTGATAAAGTTGATGGCAAAGAAGTTAATCTTGAATCAGCTGTTGTGCAACTGGAGCGTTATAAGCTTTTACAAACTAGCTGGAATCAGCAAAATACGTCAGTGACTATTAGCTATGACCCAAGTGAAGCACCTGCAATCATTGACTGGTTACTAGACAATTGGGACTGCTATGTTGGTGTGAGTTTTATCTACCGCACAGACCCAACCAAAACTGCCAAAGATTTAGGTTATTTATACCTTCCACAAGAAGTTGTAACTGAGCAAGACTACCGTGAGTATGCTCAGACTCTGGGCACTGTTGACTTAAACGATGCCAACAGTTTTGACGAAATTACCGATGCCGAGTGTGCAACCGGTGCCTGTCCCATTAAATAATTTTAAATACTCATATAGCATGAAATTCACACTAACAGATCTTTCAATTGAAGAAATCAATGCAGTCTTACTTGGCCTACAAGAATTACCTGCTAAAATTTGTAACCCATTAACTCAAAAATTGCGACAACAAGCAGAGTCTCAGCTACCACAGCCAGAAACTGCAGCAACTGTGCAATAAACTAGCCAAACAAAAAGCCCCTAACCATTGCTGGTTAGGGGCTTTTCTTTTATAGTGGAGTATCCTCGTCTGAGTCTTCGTCGTCTTCTTCATCATAGTTTTCACTTTCAGGACTTAGTTCACTGAAAATCATTACTAAAATATCACGATATGGTTCTGCAACTAAGTGCAAGTCTAACAAGTACACATCTAGGTGATTGTTGCGTAAGAGTTGCGCGTGGTACATGAACTGACCAAAAGCATCCAAATTTTCACTGATGTTTTCATTAGCATAGTCTTCAATCATTTGTGCGGCAGCCATTAGCAACATTGGTGGTATTGCAGATTTTGTGGCTACTGCCAGTAAGCGTAGTGCTTTGCGTTCACGTTCACGCATAATTGTATTGCGCTTGGCGCTGCTCCACGAGTAACCACCATCACCACCCCACAAGTCCCAAGCTACACGACCTTTTGAGGGAAATCCTTCCTCGCCGCTACTGAAGCCAGTAGCCCGCTTGTCTACTTCATGACGTGCAAAAAAGCTGTACATACGTAGCACAGTAGACTCACTTAGTGGTTCACGATCTTTTAGTTGGTTTGCTCGGGCTAAACCCACAAGCGTACCGCCTGGCTTGCCCTCATCTTTCCACTTTAGTGCACGACGGGCCGCTGATGCCATGCCGCTAGTGGGTTTATAACTTTTTGCCATTTTAGTTCCTGTAGGCCATAATAATTTGTTTACACATTCTACTTCGTACAATGTCTTCGTCTAAAAACTCAACTACTTCAATACCGTCAATATCTTCTAGTCTGTCAACAGCGTCTTCTAGGCCGCTATCTGGAATATCCGATTGTTCAGTATCACCTGAAAAAATCATCTTGCAGTTCTTGCCAATACGTGAAAGTAACATTTTCATCTCCTCACGCGTACAGTTTTGTGCTTCGTCTACTAAGACAACGCAGTCGTCAAATGTAGTTCCTCGTAAAAACCCTAGCGGAGTAGGCTCAATGTCTTTTGAACGCAAACAATACTCATAAAAGCCTTTTCCTAGTGCCTTGGTAAAAATTGAGTCAAAAGGCAATAGGTATGGAGCATACTTTTCTTCTAGTGTGCCTGGTAAAAAACCAAGGCCTCTGCCAGTTTCAATGTTGGGTCTGGTTAGGATAACCTTGTTAACACGCTTATAGTATAGTTCTCGAGCTGCATAGTTTGCTGCAATAAATGTTTTACCAGTTCCTGCACTACCTATTCCAAATATAACGTCATTGTTCTCAATCGCATCTAAATACTCACTTTGTACGAAGTTTAGTGGTTGAACTTCTTTAAAGGTATAGTTACGTTGAGGCTGAGGTTCTTCAAAACCTTCATGCTTACTTTGACGCAGTCTAGATTTTTCAGCCTGTGTGGGGCTTGTAGACTTTTTTGCTGGAAAGGTGCGATGTGATTTACCACTATTTCTTGCCATGTACTTCCTTGTTGGTTTATAAAATCCGGTGGAGTACTAATTATACCACCGGATAAGCGCACTGTCAAATAAAAATTTATTTATCCTTTTTATCAGGTACTTTTGTACCTTCCAGCTTCTTGTGTACTGTAATGGTTTTACAAACTTCTTTAGTTTGCTTTGTTTTAGGATCCGTTTGGTCAACACATACCTTTTTTGTTTCGGCAGCGATCGCCAATGGTGGCGACAATAAGCTAAATGTTAGTGCGGCTAAAATTAATGTTTTCATTTAAATCTCCGGTTGTGGTGCTGGTTGTGGTGCTGGCTTGCCGTTAATCATGCGAACTTCTGCACTAGTGCCATTGAATCCGGCTGTGGTTGAAATACCTGGGCTAAACGTAGGTTCTGTTTTAGGTGGCACATAACTGGTTTTGGCGGCAGCGGCAGCATTTTCTTGCGCTTGTTTCATTAGTGCAATAGATGCATCAACTTCTTCTTTGGTGCCACCTGCAAGCATAATTCCTGATAGAGTACCAGTTAAAAAAGTAGCAATTGGCACGATTAGTTCAAAAAACTTTTGATCGATTGGGCTAATTGCATTTAGTGGTTGCGTTACGAAAATTAAACTGTATAACACAACAAAAACAATCCCTGTTAGTGTTAGTGCCAAGCATATTCCAATAAAGAACTTTAATCGAGCCATTAGTTGCTCGTCGGTATAGAGAATTGTGTTATTTTGCACAAGAGGCTCCTGTGGTTGGTGTGGATGTGGCTGCAGCTGGCGTTGCCTGAGGGTCTAAGCGAGGGTCACGTTGACCTTTGAAAATGTGGTCTGGGCAAGTGCGAGTTACATCACAAATAGGTCGCTTGCACTGTGGTGTATCCCAGTTTTCTGGATTTTGGCACGGATAACGAAAACGGTCTCCTCCAAAAAATGCCAGTGCAAGCGGCAGTATTAGCAACACTCCTAGCCATTTAAATAGTTTTAAATCTACATTCATATTACTTTCCGGCTAGTGGATTATCTAGAGCTTTTTGTATTTTGTCGTCAACACTTTTATTCATGCGCTCAACCTTGGTTTCAGTTTCACGCTTTAGTTTGTCCATGTCATCACGCGCACGTTGCAGTGAAGTTTCTACATTTCGGGCCAGTACTTTTAAGTCTTGATCTGTTTCACGTTGTGCTTGCTTTACACTGCGCTCAATCTGCTCGGTTACTGATTCGTTACGACGAATATCAGTTTTTAAGTCGTTTTTAATATCACGAGTATAGTCAGTGGTTTTGCTAGAGTTTTCTTCGATCACGGCAAGGCGCTTATCAAAGTCGCTTAGGTCAGGAGCCGCATACTCAGCAATTTTCTTTTTCATACTTTGATAGTCTTTGTAGACTTCAAAAGTACCGTATAAGCCACCCAGTAGTGAACTAACAAGTGTAAAAGCTACCATAAGCTTAGCCGGAGTAAACTCGTAACCTCCAATGCTAATAACTGTGTCTTTACTTGCATACTGTTTAGCCGCTGCTTGTAAGTCATCTATTTTATTGTCTAAGTTAGACATATTATCTCCTATTTACTGCCGGTGTTTTCAAACTTCAAGTTTCTGAGATTGTTGATCTCACCTTCAAGTTTTTGAATCTCCATGCGTTTCTTTCTTAGTTCTAGCTGATACAGCTCATTACAGTCTAGGCGTTCTTTGGGCGCACCAATTGGTATGATTATTCTGCCATATAAACCAACGTTTTTTTGTGGGTCAAGCGGTGTAGTGCTCAACTGCTGTTGATTGTTATCACGATTAACAAGACCAATAACGCCAAACTCAAGGTTAGTGCTAGAACCAATAGCCATCGAACAATCAAGACCGTTAGCTCTAAAACTATCTGACTGAAAACTACCAGGCAAGCCTGGTAGTGAAAGATTCAAGGATCCGGTAGTATTAGCACCAGCAACACCGCAGAAAAATAACAGTGCAATACTACATTGTTTTAATTTATTCATTATTTAAATTTTGAGCAGACTCGGGAAGACACTGAAGTACCTTGAGCGTCCTGTTTTAGTAGTCGAGATTCGGTACAAATATATACAACTCTACCAACGTCCTGAGCTTTTACATACACATCAATAAACTTAGTTTCTAAGTATTCTATGCGTACCATTTTGCCCTGAGATGCCGCAAAAGGTAGTTTATTCCAATCTTTGTCGTATACATCTAGCTCATAAAACCATATCTCACGGCGTTTATTAAATAGCTCCATTTTTGCTTGCTGTACTCCTTGAACAAACGAAGGTTCAAAACTAAAATAAGTTGGAGTAAATTGGTGGGCATTGGCCAGCCCACCAGTTAGAAAAAATAGCACTAACAGTAGGTTACGGAAAAATTGCATAGTGTTACTTAGCAATACACTCCGCTACGACTACTGCGCGATACTCACCTGCTGGAAAAGACTTCTCAAAACCATAGGTTGCTTTTGAAGTAGTAGAAAACCAAACGCTGCCTGGTACAACCAAGTCGATTTCTGTGGTGTTGTTGTATACAATTTTATTGGTTGTATACGCTGACATAGCTGCATCACTTACCCGGCTCACATCAACTTGACCAGTCCAGTTTACTGCATCAACCAGCACAGGACTAGTAGTAAAGCTACTTGGTGCAGTAATAGTAGCTTTGTAGAAGCCGCCTTGTACTACGTCGTAACGTACCACAGGAGAAACACCGCCGTCTGTTCGGGCAGTGCTTAATAAATCAGGTGTTGGGTTACCATACACACCTGGTGTATCTGTGTTAATAACACACTTAGAAGTAACATTACCACGAATAGGTACTTCTGCGCTTTGAGCCGCTAGCCCAACGACTAGTAGCAGGGATAAAGTTAATTGCTTAATCATTTAGGTTCCTTTATTTGATTAAATTGAGAGTTAATCATAGCTTGATGCAATTCTTGCTGGCTTTGATTAAGTCTACGGCTATTACGGCTATCGGGCAGAACCTTATCTTTGAGCACTATGGTTTCTGCATATGTTCCACCTGGCATTGATACACTGTACTGTGCAAATCCAGGTATATTATTAAGGGAATCTAGCTTAAACCATAATGAAAGCGCTTGTGCGTTTAGGAGTAGGTTAGTGCCACGACTAGGAGGTTCGGTTGGCTTACGGAAATTTGCATTTTCAATTAAAAATTTACGATTACGTTCTTGTTCTTCGGCGGTTTCTAGTAGGCTAGTGTTCCAGGTTGGCTCTATAACCTGTTCGGCGGGCGTGTAGCCTGTGAGAGTTTGTGGCGGTCTGTAGTTTGGGCAGCTTGTGTCAGTTACAGGCTCTATTTTACAAGTGTCGTATCGGTACACATACCTAACATTAGGGTCTGTTACCTGACCAACACCTTCTAAGCGTATTTGTCCTGGGCCCCATAAGTTAATGGGTATGCTGTCAGTAGCCACTGTTTTGGTAATAGTATTGCCAGGCATTCCAGACCAATCATCACGACTACGAAACACATAGCCAGTACCACCAGCACGCAAGTTTTCAACATTTACCACAAGCGGGTCTTGTGTGTTTTTAACGGCTGTATAGGAGTACTGAACAGCATTAACTACTAGACCTGTGTACTGTGGTAATACTTCTTGCATTACCCAATTTAATCCAAACTGAGCTGCGTTGTTTGATCTTGTGTTTACTGTCTCAGAGTAAGAGTAAGAGTAAAATAGCAAGCAAACCGCCGCCGCCAAGCAATGTTTTAGTGTCATCGGTTAGTCCTTTGCTTTTGGGATTTGCTAGAGGTTGTTGTGCTTCGTTGGTTTTCCAAGCTGCACGAGCTTCAGATCCAATTGCTCCATCATAAGGACAAGGAGTACCTGCCATCATCATTGCATCAAAAACTCTGCGGTCTTGGCATAAGGTACTAACAGCAGCAACCTTCATGCCCATGTCAAACAGTGTTTTTGACAGCTTTAGTCGTTCGCAGTTTAAGTCTGCGGTAGTAGTTCCAGCACTAATACCCAAGATTTGAGTTTGCACAGCACCTGCTACACCCACAGTACAAAGGTCACTATTGGCTGTGTTGATTGTGGGACTAATTGCACTGGCTGGAGGAGAGCGCACAGTACTATCTGAACGTGTGATAATATTTGAGTTTGTGGTAACTGTACTGCCTAAATCTTGTGCTAGCACATTGCCAGCCAAAAAGCAAGCTGCTAATACCAGTTGTTTTAAATAATTCAAATTACGCTCCTAGCACGTGCAATGCATGGTTATAATGTTTAATTCGGTCTTCTAGTCCAATGGTTCCGCCATTGATGCGTTTGGTTAGTGTAAGGATATCGCCGCGATCTGCCCAAGTGTTTAACTTATTGGTTTCCCAAAACCAACAAGCCGACTGCGCAGCACCTTCAAAGGTTTCTAAGTATTCAGCAGCCTCTTCAACACTAATCTCCAGGCTAGCTGCAAACCAAGTATAGTTGTCACGGCCTGTAAGCTGAATTAATCCTTTGCCAGCAAAACGCCAGCCATCGCCACTTTCTGGAGGTCCGTTGCCCATGCGGTTGGCGTATACTAAGTTTGCAATTGCCTGCTGCTTGTCAGGTCTGCTGGCATACTGCTGTGCCAGCTCATCTGTGGGAAAGTACTTGGGAAAAATCTTGCGAAGTGTCACCGCCTTGTAGTTTAAGTTTTCACGCAGTGCAGTAAAATTACCAGACTCGTGTGCACACTGTGCAACAAAAGCAGCAATACGTTGTGGTGTATTGATTTCGTAGTCAGGAAGCAGCTGAGCTAGCGCACCGTGCCACTGTTTAACATAAGGATTTTTAGGAATCAATTGCTGTAGTTGGGGTAAAGTTAGTTGAGTCACTTTAGTCCTTTAAAGATAATTTGTTGCTTGCTATACCACTCCTGCCAGGCTTCTAGTTTAACCAAGCAGCTGTAGTACTCTGAGTAGTTGAGTGTAACTGTTCGGGCAACATCACTGAGCTTGGGGTTAGCTTCAAGCTGTTTGAGTTCGGGACACCGTTGCATGCTTTGCAAGCCTGGCGGCTCGGGCCAAGTTTGTTGAACTGGCACAACTGTGGTGCAACCAGTTAGTAACAGTGTTAAGCTAAGTAGTATAATTTTCATCGTGTAGCTGCCTTATTATGTGCATTTACAAACTCTGGTGGAATTGTACAACGTTCGTCCAGTTTAACTACCTCGCGGTCAATGTACTTGACCACAGTTTCGCCACGCTGTTTAACAATCTTGGTTTGTGTTACCAGCTTTTCACGTACTACTTCGTTGACCACTTGTGACTGAGCTTCGGCTGCCGCAACCTTGGCCTGTAGTTCTTGTGCAGCTTGTTGCCAGGCATTGTTGGCATACAACATTCCCAAAGTGTACAATCCCAGTGCTAGTACCACAGTGCCTGCAATGCTTAACACAGTCCGGTACATGTAAAGTACAGGCACACGGCTTAATCCCAGTGAGACCAAGCCTAAAATTGGTAGTAGATACCAGACAAAGTCTGGTGTAAATTTAAAAATCCAAAACATAGTGGCTTTCTGTAGACTCAGCCAGGTTGCCACGGCTGTGTGATTTTGGGGCCACTACCAATAGTAGCCAATGTAGCATCCTGAATGTTGTTGCTGGAATTTTTTGTTGTCATATCTTATACGTCCTATCTTATACGTCATATCTTATACGTCCGCAGTTGTCTCTTCATCCCAGTAGTACATCTGACCGTCATCAGGCGGTAAAAATGTAGACTGCACCGGCACCAGTGATGCTGTTAGGGTCTTCCGAATAGGCACCAACTACTACCGTATCAACATCAATTGCCACTGAGTATCCAAAAAGATCATTTACTTGTGCGTCACTGGCTTGTATCTTGGCTTGTTGTGTCCAAGTATTACCTGATCTGGTAAAAATGTAGGCAGATCCGGCATCGCTGATGCTGTTAGGGTCTTCCTGATAGGCACCAACCACCACTGTATCGCCACTAATTGCCACTGAGAATCCAAACAGATCATCTGCTTGTGCGTCACTGGCTTGTATCTTTTGCTGTTGAACAGGCAAAGCCCAATTGGGCTCAAAGTTTAATGTAAACGTTGAAGCAGCTGTTGTTGCAAGATTGACGCCATCGCTTGCTGTAAATGTGATGCTGAATGTACCTTCGTGATCGGTGTTTGTACTTGGCGTGATGGTAAACACATTGTCAGCTTGAGATATAGTAGCTGTATTACCTAATGATCCGCTAGTGACCTGATAACTCCATGTAATTGGAATTCCCTCTGGATCCGTAGCAATCAATGTGATCACAGTTGGCGTGCCGTCTTTGGCAAATAGATAATTTGCATCAGGGCCACTAGTGATCGATGGGTTGGTGTTGATTAGTGCAATATTGAACCAGCCAGTACCATTCCACATGTATAATCTGTTGTTTTCAACAACAAATGCCAGCGATCCTTGAGCGTTTCCCGCCAGCGGAAGTTGGGATAAGGTAGCATAGGTCTTGTTGCCCTGTAGTAGTTCAAGCGAGGTGGTTTGAATGTTGGCTGTTGAAATTTTTGTTGTCATGGTTTTCCTTTGAACACCTCGTAATTTTGTTGTAATCTGGCATTGGTGGGTTCGTGTTGCAGTGCAAGCTCAACTTGCTGGACTGCAACGGTTTGTAAACCCAGGTGGTGTGCTGCAATGCTGCACAAGTCATGTGGCAGCGACCCCCACACCTTAGGGTCCATTGTATACACAAGTTCTTTGTTGGCAATGGCTAGTGCGTGTTGGCAACTTGCGTAACACTCGGCCCACTGCTGAGTTTGATACGACAACATTGCCAGTGTGACCCAAGGCTCACGAGTGCCTGGTGCTTCACAGCAGCTGAGTCGGGCGTGCTTGACGGCGTTGGTGACATCGCCCAATGCCCAGTAGCTGTCCGACATAACGCGATAAGCATAAGCACGTTCGTTGTTCCAAGTTGCGCGAGGCAGTTTTAAATATCGCTCACAGGCTGCAATGGCTTCGGCCCAACGGCGGTAGAAGCTGAGTTCACGTGCGTAGTAAAAGGCATTGCGTGGGCAATGTGGGTCCTCTGTAACAGCCAGTTCTAGGAGATCAAGATACTGACCACGTGACTTGGTGTTGTCTGGGTGGTGTGTTACCAACAACATATCCGTGTGTGCCCACACTTCTTGTGTGCGTGCATCTGGTACTGGATACTCATGACAAGGGTGGTGCCAGTGATAACCACGGCGATGGTGAATCTTTTCGTAGTAGAAGCTAATACCACTGCCCCAGTCAAATTTATAACGCAGTCGTGTGGTATCGGACTTCCACACACGTTCAATTTCGGCTCGCCAGCCAGGTTCTAAGACCTCGTCTAAGTCTAAGGAGATACACACATCCACATCATGTGGAACCAATGCTAGTGCAGCATCTCTGGCACGATCAAATCGCCAGGGTTGAATTGAGATTTGGTGCACTTGTGCACCTGATTCTTGTGCTAGGGCTACGGTATTGTCTGTGGATCCTGTGTCAGCAATTACTATGTAATCTGCGTCTTGCGCACTGGCGCAAAAACGTTGGACAAATTGCTGTTCATTTTTTGATATTGCGTAAACTGCGATTTTCATTGGTTGGTTGTGTGGTTGGAAAATACCATTATATCAAAAAATACTGGATTTTGCAAGCCAGTATTTTTTGTGTTTGGTAAATTTTATATCAAGGCTGTTCAGGCCATGTCACTGTCCAAGGAAAGTCTGGTTGTGTGCTAATATCACGCAATGCTTGTCGGTATGCTGCCCAGGCTGCTTTGTTTACAGGCGCGTCCGCAACTTGTGTCCAGTCTGATTGGACTAGCAGGCTGTCGCGCTGTCCACGGACAGAGGAAGCTTGGCCCTCTTCCCGACTTGAAATCTCCTCGGGGGTCATGTCACGTACCGTCCAAACTTGGATCCAGCGCTGGTCCACTGTGTTGAACACTGGGCTACCTTCTTCTAGGACCTGCGTGTCAGTAAGGCTGGGCTGCGTAGAAAAAAACACGCGTTCCACGCCAAACGATGCCAGCAGCGTGTCGCTAGGATTTTTTGGAAAGCTGGTAGCAGGATTGGCTT